GGAACTTACGTAATAATTGGGAGAGCGTTAAGCTTTCCCCTTTATTCGAAAATTTTTCTCGCCTTCTTGGTCTCGCTGTGGCTATGGAATTTTGTCGCATAGAAGATGTGACGTTGAATGTCAAGCAAGTTAAAATGTGGGGTCCCGACCTCAAATTATTACATGCTGATGCATTCTCTTTGATCGATGCAGCTTTTCAGACAGTGTCTTTCTTTGCTGAGAAATTCACTGAGAGCTGGGAGAAGGGATCTATTTCCCATTTCTTTTATCCCGAAGATAAGGCTATTAAACTCGATCAGGTTCTCGCTCAACTTAGAGCGGAACAAGACTACCTCCTTGCAGGTTCCATTGAGAAGCTGGACGGCAGAACTGATACTGCGTACCAGAAGGATTTGGACTATTGCATTTCAGAAATCACTGAGATGCTCCGTCAAGAAAAGAACGACATGCGCAAGCGTGTTCTCTCCGACAAACTTATGTGGTGTACAGCCATGGAAAAGAAAATTGTTGCCGCTAAAGTCGGCACAAAGTCAAGGAGAGCACCCTTCGGATACGGAGTACGAGGTGTACCCGAGGTAGGAAAGTCTGAGTTTGTAAAACAACTCAACAAAATTTTGCTCCAGTCTGCAGGACTGGACACATCGGAAGAATTGAATTATACGAAGAATCTGTCCGCTCAGTATTGGGACGGTTTCAAGTCTAAGATGACAACAATTCTATTCGATGACTGTGGGTCAGGAAACCCGCAATTAGAAAAGACAAATTATGCCGAAGAATGGATTAAGGTCATGAATCGTGTAGCCTTTTCTCCTAATATGGCAGCACTACCCGATAAGGATACGCGTTTTGCGGAGCCAGAAATTGGTTGTTGTACTTCAAATGACGACCATTTTGGTTTCCGTTCGCGTCTTTCATCGCCTGATGCTGGTATGCGTCGGTTCGATTTGCTTTTCACTCAGCGTGTCAAACCAGAATTCCGTAAGGATATTGGTAACATTTATGGTATTGACAAGCAAAAAGTCCGGAAGTGGAAGGATGAAAATCCTGGCCAACCAATTGATGACGTATGGGAATTCGACGTTGCAATGTGGGAATGTTCCGGCAGAAACGGCACTTTAGGTAAGGAAGTGTGGATTAAGAAGAATGCCACCGCGCTTGAAGCAGCTAAAATTTCCGTTCGTATGTTCCACGAGCACCGCAATCATGAAATCAAGTGTATGGCTGAAAAGTCAGACGCTGACAATGTCCCTTTGTGTGGTGTTGATGGATGCACTGCGTTCGCTAGTTGCTGTTACAAGCATTCCTTTTTGCCTGCAGCTACAAAGTCCGAACCAACTATTCCCGCCCCAGCCCCCTCTCCGTTTGAGGGGGTATCGCCTGCCGAAATGGAGATTGAACTCTCCAAGCGAGCCACTGTACTAGCTGATATGGAACAGTTTGGCAAGCAGTTTGGCAAGGCTGAGCCCAATTTTGATACTGTCGGCGATTTCACTGTGGCAGCATTCACCAAGGTGCAGACTAGTATATGGTCCACCATCAAGCGTGAAGTGTTTGGCATTTGTGATAACCTAGATCGGATGGGCTCGATCGGTTTGCTGACAGCCGGTGCATACTTTTACCGTCATTTTGATTGGTTGAAGTTTGTACCAACCCCCTGGATTAACAGTCCAACTTTCAGGAGACTCGCTATGAGTATGGATTACAAGCGTTTGCGAAATCGCTATGTGACCTACACTTGCGGTCTGTGGTCTCTTGTTGGCTGTGGAGCTCTTTCTCTGTTTACCAATGAACGTGTAGCTGAACGCTGGCCATCTAGGATCAGACGAGGTGCGGCAATTTTGCCAATTTGCACTATCGGTGGTCTTATGATGCAGCGCACAGTTGCAAGTATTATCGACGAAGGTTACAGAAGAGAGCTGGCCGAAAGAAATACTATCGCTGATATGTACCGTGGTTTGCGAGATCACTATATGCCCAAGGTGTACATCGGTTCTGCAATTATTGCAGCCGTTTTGCTCCTGGGTAAGGTGTATTCCGCAACCCGTGGTATGGAATCACAGGGTTCTCTTACACCCGAAACTCCAGAGGATGTTGCGGCGCGTGATGCGTCACCAAATCCCTGGTATACCGGATTTTTCGGTTTTAGTAGAGCGAGTATTTCAGAAAAGGCTAGGACTACGACTCCTAGCGATGTAAGTAGGAAGGTTTTCCGCAACACTGTTTACCTTAAGACTACTCACTCCAACGAGTTTGGAAATGCGTTGTTCATTAGATCATGCTTATTGCTTGTTCCTAATCATTACTTTGATGACAGGGATGAATTGCAGATTGAAGTGACTACAAACAATCCTCTTACTCGTGGAAAGAAGAGTCTAAAGGCCAGTATTTCTAAGCGATTTTCCTGGAGACCACAAGGTCAGGCAGACATTCGTTTTTGCTATTTGCCTATTGGTGGCGATTTCGCCGATATCTCTGATTTCTTCCCCGAATCTCCGATGCCGGGAGATGGAGTCCTAATGAGATGGCGAGATAGTGAAGCAGAAGAATGCCCGATCTATGGAAAGACCACACCCAGTATGACTGGATATGGCGGTCTAAAGTTCCAGGGTGGCGTCACTCGCAACATGACAGAGAATACGTTCCGAGGATTGTGCGGTGTACCACTTGTTGGACAAGGCAGAGATTCTGCCATCCATGGTATTCACGTTGCTGGAAAGACTGGTGAGAACAGAGGCTGCTACTGCTACGTTTCACGTGAGCATGTAGACGAAGCCGTTGTTAGATTGTCGGAAATGGCTGGCGTTGTATTGCCAGCATCCCAAGGCGTTTTTGAAAAGCAAATTCACGGTCGTCAGGTAATCATCGATGAGAACCTACACCCTAAGTCCGTAGCGAATTTGTTGCCGGAGGACAGTCACATTGCATTCATGGGCCACACTGGTGGCCGTGTCACCTCTCGCAGTGATGTGAGAGTGACACTCATTAGTGAACATGTTGCAGATGTACTGAACGCTCCAAACATCTATTGTGGACCAAAGATGAAACCCGAGCGATATGCTTGGGAAACTAATCTCCGCAAGATGATGGAACCGGCTAAAATGTTTCCGGGAGAACTGCTGCATCATAGTGTCCAGGATTATATGTCCCCTATCCGCGAGTTGTTTCACCGTAAGATGTGGAACGATATTGGACCTTTGACAGAGCAGCAGAATTTGTGTGGTATTCCTGGCAAGAAGTTCATTGATGCAATGAATATGAATACTGCAGCTGGATTTGCTTTCACTGGCAAGAAGAGAGACTGGGTCGAAGAAGAAGTAGACCTTGAGACTAATCTCTTAACGCGTAAACTTAATTGTGAAATGCGTACGGAGGTAGTCCGTCAAATCAATTGCTGGCGTGATGGAAAGCGTTCGTATCCTATTATCAATGGTTGTAAGAAGGATGAAGTACTATCTAAGGTGAAGTGCAGAATCTTTTTCGGATCAACTATGGCATTAGTGTACAACGTTCGAAAGTATTTCTTGCCAATTGTGCGTGTTTTCCAAATGAATCCTCTAACTACAGAATGTGCTGTCGGAATTAATGCTCATGGCCCTGAGTGGGAAGAGCTTCGAGAGTTTATTCATGCGAAGGAGAATTTATTCGGAGGAGA